TATATATTTTCATCACGATTTTGTATTAGATTAGCATTATCAAAATCGTGATGAAAATATATATCATATACATTTATTCTATTATTCAATGGGTTTATGAATTGTCTAAAATCATCTGCTAGACACCTTGAAACACCATTGTATGATACGCACCAATCAAATGGTAGCGACATTTTCCGTAGATTGTACTTTACGCAAAAATCGGCAACTTTACAATCTACTCCAATTGGTACTATAAGCATATTGTATTACTATTTTTATTCTTTTATTATCGTAATAATATATACATTCTTTTATATACAACAATCTTATATAAAAATTTATTATTTATAAGAAAATCTATATAAAATAATAAAAATTGAATATTATTTTATGTAAAATAAATAAGAATGAATAATAATTGTCCTCCTCCAAAAGTCTTAAACCCTCGTACCGGAAAATGTGTCGGTGCGGCATATTTAAAAAAATTAAATAATAAAAAGGCGGTACTTAAGGAACAAATAAATGACATTGTCGAAGTTCCCGAAGTTCCCGAAGTTCCCGAAGTTCCCACTGCGCCTACCATTCCTGAAGTACCTAAAGTACCTAAAGTGGCAAAAGATAAACCTAAAAAGGGGGTCAATGCGATTGATTATAAGCAATCTATTATAGAGAATCTAAAAATATTGGAGGATTATGAGAAACTTAACAAGGAACCTTTTAAGGCGAGAGCATATAGTAAAGTAATAGATTCTATAGAATTGTTTCCGGGTTCTATAAATAATATGGATGATCTTAAAAATATAAATGGAATTGGTGACAAGATAAATGCTAAAATAAAAGAACTAATAGAAACAGGTAAAATGATGGCCGTCGAAAACGCTTTAAATGATCCGCGATTTTCATTACAGAAAAAATTAGGTAATTTATATGGCGTAGGTCCTGTTAAAATTAATGAACTCATGAATAAGATTAGTACATTTGAAGAATTATATGAACATCCCGAATTGCTCAATGAAAAACAAAAGATAGGTTTAAAATATTATAATGATATGAATATGCGCATTCCTATGAGCGAAGGAAAGAAACATTATAAAATTATAGATAAAATATTTAAAAAGGTTTATAAAGATATTGAATTTGAACTAGTAGGAAGTTATAGAAGAAAAAATAAGGATATGGGTGATATTGATATTCTTATAAAAAATCGCGATGATTTAGATATTAAAAATTTAATATCTGAACTTACTAAAGGAGGTTATATTATAGAAACTCTTGCGAGTGGAAAAAGCAAATTTATGGGATTATGTAAATTATCTCCGGAATTACCTGCTAGAAGAATAGATATATTGATAGCAGACCCATCATATTACTACTTCGCATTATTATATTTCACGGGATCCTATTCATTTAATATATATATGCGAAGAATCGCTTTGGAAAAAGGATATTCATTGTCTGAATATGGAATTAAAAATAATACTGATAAGAAATTTATAGATACTAAAGATTTAATTAATTCCGAAGAAGATATCTTTAAATTTCTAGATATCAAATATGTTCCTCCTAATAAAAGAAATATTGTCTAATATCACTGTAATATTACATATTACATATTACATATTACAAAATATCATAAGTTAGATCACCTAGGCGACTATTGTACGCGTCGTATCCGCGAAGTCGCTTATTATCACCTAAATCTGGGATATCTTGTAATCCTTGTATATCGCACAAAGGACCTCTTTTAATATCAAGAACGTCAATATCTTTATTATCGATACATAAATTATAATTATCTACATCTATAATATTTGTTTGTGCCGCCAGTAAATTTTCTTCGGTTATATATGGTACAAAATTATCTACGGCGAATTCATTAAATATATTTTTTTTCTTCGGCATTTCCATAGAGCATTTATCGCAATCCTTATCACATTTATTGTGTTCTTTTGATACATCCTTTATATCCCTGATATCCGCAATATCTTTCGGTGTGCTTATATTGCTGCGAGAATCAGCGTCTATACAACGCACGGTCGTAGCAGACGAGACAGACGATGCGCGCAGGACGTCTGGTAATGATATTCTGGGTTTATCTTTATTGTCATTAATATTTTCCATATTTTCGCGTTCTCTTTTATTTTTAATTTCTTCTGTATAAATCCTGAAATATATAACGAGAACTCCTATAGTTAATATGAATCCTGTAATATTATCTAATAACATTAGAATTGCGATACAAAATATTGCGATATACAATTGTATTGTAGGATCTTTAAATAATTTTTTAAAAGGTATTTCAACAATAATTATAATAGCAAATAAAATAACAAATGCTAATAATCTAAATGTGTTAATATACATTTATGTTTATGTTTCTATTATAATTCATATAAAAAAATGATGTATATAATTATATGTATATTAGTTTATTAGTTTATTAATAATGTTATCAATAAATGGATATAGCATATCTAAAACCTCTTTGAAAAATGAAGAAATTGAAAAAATTAAAAAAGACCTAACAATGAAACCTCGTGTTAATTTTGATATGGGAAATAATAATGATGCTGAAGAACTCGTTTTTGAACTGTATAGAGAGACTGATAAAAGAATCTATATACCGCGATATTATGGTTTAGTTAATTATGGGGTTCCAAAAGTATTAAAAGTATCAGGAGGCGCGGATATATCTGTAGGGTTCGTGGGCAGATTGCGAGAATCGCAAATGGAACCTGTTAATAACTTTTTGGAAGCGGCCAAAAACCCTCAAAAAATGGGAGGTATTATTTCAGTTCCATGTGGTTTTGGAAAGACTATAATGAGTTTATATATCGCGTGTGCTTTAAAAAAGAAGACGATGTTTATAAGTCATAAAGATTTCTTAAACCAGCAATTTATAGAAACGGTAAGGGAGTTCGCACCATCGGCATCAATTGGAATGATTAAACAGAAAAAGGTAGATGTTGAAAACAAAGATTTTATTATAGCATCACTACAATCCCTGGCAATGAGAGAATATGATATTAAAATATTTGAAGATATAGGATTCGTAATTATCGATGAAGTTCATCATACAGGAGCGCAGGTTTTTTGTAGAGCGTTTAAGAATCTAAATACGCCTATAATTCTAGGATTATCCGCTACATTAAATCGCAAAGATGGAATGAGAAAGGTGTTTGAATATTATATAGGCGGTTCGGTATATTCTATTAAAAATAAGGAATATACGGATGTTGATGTTAATATACATAAATATTATGTGCCCGACATTGAATATTCTCTGGTTAAAAAAATGTGGAACGGAAAAGAGAACATTGCGGCAATGATTAATAATATATGTTCTTATAAACCTAGGATAGAATATATAATTAATATTTTATCAGAAATCTTGAAGAACGAACCAGATAGGAGAGTGCTTATATTAAGCGAAAGAAGAAATCAATTAAAATCTATCGAAGATTATATAATAGAGCAAAATATTGCGAATAAAGATTACGGTTATTATGTTGGTGGAATGAAGCAAGAGCAACTAAATATATCTTCTGGAAAACAAATAATTCTCGCTACTTTTCAACTCGCTTCAGAAGGTTTTAACGTTCCCACACTCAACACTGTAATATTCGCATCGCCAATTTCAGATATTCAGCAATCCATCGGGCGCATATTACGAGAAAGACCAGAAGACAGGAAGTATACTCCGCTATGTATTGATATCGCAGATGAATTTTCTGTATTTCATAGAAAAAATAGTGCTCGTTTGAAATTTTATAGAAACAATAAATACAAAGTATCTTATTATCAAGATAATGAGAAAATAGAATGCGCAAACGATAATGAAGACAATGAAGACAATGAAAAAGGAAACGACAACAACAATAACACTAATGGCAATGACAATGGCAAGGACAATGGCAATGACAATGACAATTATAAAGGGTGCGCTAGATATAGTGATGTAAATGGTAAAACTAAAAAGAAGATTATGTTTATTAATGACGATGAGTAATTAGTTAAAAATATTAATGTAATATAGTAATAAGATGGAAGAAGAAGACAATTCTTTTGAGGCTATACTCTGGGTATTTTTAGTATCAATATTAATAATGGCTATCGTATATTATATTAATTATTATTTTACCTATAATAATCAAACCCTTTTAATACCTAATAATAAAAACGACGAATTATATAATAATGAACTAAACAATCGCTATATTCAAGATAATAAAGAAAAAAGAAATAATCCCGCGCCACCTAAATTAGTTAATTTATACAATGAAGATTATAAAAAATTAGAGAATAAAAATGATATTGAATATGTAAATAAAAATACCATATTATTATATAACGATGAACTTCGGAATGATTTAAAGAAGGACAATGATAATTTTGATGTAGAAATAATAAGACCGTTTATAAAAAATAATACATTTGATAGTGATTTGGAAAAAGTATATGTCGATGATATAGCGGATAACACGGACCCTGATAATAATTATAATGAAATATATGATTATAGTGTAAAACTTCAAAAAACAGATTTGCCCGTCGCTAATGTTCCTATATGTATGCTAAAAGATAACAAATCCCTAAAATTATCTGAAAGATAATATGAATATATGAAAGCATCAAGAAATGAAAGCATCAAGATATAAATATATAAAAAAATGAGCATATATATATAAAATCTCGGAAATGTTTAGATATATTATGTTATCGACGCTATCTGTATCAATCGCATTTTCTAATTTCAATTTAGCGACAACTAGCACTTTAGTTCCTCGCACGAGCGTAGATACAAATGCCAACGTAAAACCAAATGTGAATAGTGTCGCATTTAACCCTATTTATCACGTTAATCCTATTTATCCTCTTTATCCTATCAATAATACATATCCTACATATTATACAGATTACACTGGATATGATAATATTTACAAATATAAATTATTTGAAATTAAAAATGATAGATTGAGTATTATGGAAGCCATCAAAAGTTCTTTTCGTTCCTTATATTATCCGTTTGAAAGAAAAATACCGCTATACGCAAGTGTATATAAAAATAATAGTTAATATTGCTAAAATTATTAGAGCATTAGTGTGTTATCAAAATATATAATTTAATATTTTTTTATATATTATAGATATATTAGCGACTTCTTGTAATCCTTTATGATTATGATTGTGTTTATTTTTATTATTATGTAATAAATTTTCATTCTCTTCAGTCTCTAAAGATTCTATCTTGCGAGTCGCTTTATCTATACCAGTCATTTCACATTCCCTAACATACTTATATTTATTTTGAATAAAATAATATCCTATCATATTTTTACTGTTATTACAATATTATATTTTATATTTACAATATTATTGTACTATATTTATTACAATATCAAAATTATCATTATTATTTTTTTTTATATCAATTAAACACGATTTACTTAATAGAAATTTGCGACCACAATATTTGCTATTTTTCATTTCCTTTTCATTATATGTTCCTATGTATTCGCAAAAGTCTTTAATAGCCTTATGAGAATATCGTATATTTAACTTTGTAAAAAATATTTTACAGATTACTATATATTTTAGAGACAATAATTCTGTTTTACTATATTCAGCCATACATTTGCGAGTATAATCAGAATCTATATAATTTATTTTGGATATTAAATTGGTAATAATTAGTTCTTCAAAAATATCTTGCGTATTTGTTATATAATCTCTTAAATAAAAGAAAGAATCTATTACTGAATTATCCTCTATTCCTTCGTTGTTTTTTAGATGTAATAATGACGGTTTTACATTATCTCTAATTTTCCCGCGAATAGACCAACTAGGAGTGCTATCATATAAATACGGAATGCTATTGCTATTTGCGTAATCTATAATATGCTTTTTTTCGACATTTAATAATGGGCGCCAAAACATAATCCCTTCTATTTCCTTAAGTACTTCCATACCACATAGATTATTATAGTTGCTCTTATTTGAAATATTAGTTAATACATTTTCGAAACAATCGTCTTTATTATGTCCTAATAAAACATATGTACTGTCATTCTTAATATTAAGTCGGTACATATCATATCTAATATTTTTAGTTATATCTTCATATAAATCGCGCAATCCATTATGTAAACAATTATTGCGCGAGATTTCATTAATAGTTCTAAAATATAATTT